TTGGAATTTACCAATGAAACTCTTGAAAAGATAAAGGATAAAAAAGAAATTAACAAAATTTATTCCAAATATTTATATCAAATGTCTATTGATAGTAAATTGCTTGGAGTTAATAGATATAAAAAACGTTCTGATAGATTAAATGATTGCGTCAATTTGTGGGTTTGGGATAGATATGAAAAAAATAAATTATTAGACCTTCAAAAGATAAATAGATGTATGGATAACAAATTTTGTCCTAATTGTCGTAAATTTTCTTTAGCTAGTTCTATTCATAATTTTAGTCCAAGCTTTAAAAACCTTATTGATGATGGATATTATCCTTATTTGTTAACTTTGTCTGTTCCTAATGTAAAAGATTATGAATTAAAAGATACTATAAAAAAACTTAATTTATCTTTTAGAAAGTTTTTTCAAAAATTTAGTCAACCAATTGGAAGTGGTTTTAATGGTTTTAGTGAAAGATTAATTAATTTTGATGCAGCTCTGAAGGTTTTGGAAGTTACTTATAATTCAAAAGAAGATTCTTATCATCCACATTTCCATATAATTATTTTTTCTAAAGAATACGATCAAAGTATTTTTAAAAAATATATTCCTGGAGCATGGAGCAATAAACGAAATGAGTTAATTTATAATTCTATTTTAGATATACATTTAATGCAATTATGGAAAATGTGTTATGACGGAATTTCTATTACTAAAAAGAAATTTAATAATATGAGTTCAAAATGGTTTGATTTATATATGTGTGATATTCGAGAAATGGATTCTAGTGGAATATATGAAGTATTAAAGTATACTTTTAAAGATACTGATATTATTAATTATAATGTATTTAAAACTTTATTTACTGCACTTGATGGACAAAGAATAAGACAAGGACATGGATTACTGTTTAATATAAAAGTGGAAGATGAAGCAGACGGGGAAAAACAAGATATTAATGATTTTTTAACACAAAAAGAAAATCCCGAGCAATTACTTACCCGAGAAATCAATTCGTTAATAACAGTATACAAAGAATATAGAAAAATATCAAGGTTTTCAAGTATGTCAGAATTTAATAATTTAGAATAGAGCTATCTCTATTCTTTTTTATTTTTATATATTTCTTCTAGTACATCTATCATAGGCACATCTAACATTAACATTAGTTTTATAAATTTTTCAACTTGATTTAAGTTTTTATAATTCATCCAATTGTTTAATGTTCGTGGTGCAATTTCTAATTGTTCAGCTATCCAATTTTGTTTAATTCCTTTCTCTTCTATTTTATCTTTAATAATTGTCATTTCATTTCCTCCTTATTAAAAATACCCCCTTTTTAATAGTTCTATTATATCAAGAAAAATTTTTCCAGTATATAGGAAATTTATTTCTTAAAAATAAGAAAAATTGTGCTTGAAAAGTAGAAAAATATTGCTTATAATATTAATATAGAATAAAAATTTAGGAGGTATTAAGAAATTATGGAAATTATTATTATAGGTACTGTAGAAGATGCCCAAGAATATCAAGGTAAAAATGGATATGGTTGCAATATTAAAATTTCACAGTTACAAGATAAAAGAAGAAAAGAATTATCCTTCTCAACTAAAAATCCACTTATCGGAAAAATACTAGAAGAAAAGTTACAAGAGGAAGTTACTATAAAAGTTATTCTTGACCAAAATAATTTTGGATTAAGAATTATTGATGTAAAAGAAGTTGCGTAATGGAAAGCACACTTGTAATAGATACACAAGTATATGAGTTTTTACAGAACCTAGGGTTTGCGATTATATTTTGCTTAACAGTTATTATTGCGTTATTGCTTGTAATTCTTTTTGTAAAGGGGTATCAATCAAATGGAAATTAACTCTATAGAATTTATTACTGAAGCAATTAAATATGGTGCTTTTGTTGGTTTAACTGGTGGTTTTCTAGTTTGGTTTACTGGATGGTGTTTGGCTAAAATAACTCATGTTTTTAAAACTGTATCTAGTTAGTTTAGATAAGTTTTAATTTATATAAACCTAAGGGAGGAATTATAATTATGAAAATTAGAAAATTTTTAAAAGAGAAAAAATCTTATTTAATGGGTGGTGTAGTAACTGTAGCTGTATCACTTCCAACAGTAGCATTTGCAGAATCTACAGTTGCAAGTACAATCACTGCATCATTTCAACAAGTAGTTACAGACACACTTGCAAGTATAGCAGCTATAGCCCCAATAGGAATTACAGTCTTCGCGGCAATGTTCTGTTGGAAACAAGCAAAGAAATTCTTTGCTACAGTTGCAAAATAATCTTTTTATCATTAAGAAGGTGGGGTGGATTTACACCTTACCTTTTTTTAATTAGGAGGTAGCAAAATGGAAATTTTGTGGATTGTAGCAATGATATTTTGTGCATTGGCTATAATTTTATATTTAATAGATAAATTTTTTAATAAATAAATTTAAAAAATAGGAGTTTTATTATGTATGATGTATGTTCTATAATTACTAAGTTTTATATGTGGACTTTAATATTTTTTTTACTTTTAATATTATCTTTTGTTTACGGCTTTAAAAGAAGAAATAATTAAATAATGTTCGTGATTTTTTTAAAATTAATGAAGCAGTATGATTAGATCCACGACTGCAGCGTTAAAAAAAATTCAAGATATCCGAACATAAAAGGCTCTATTTAAAATTTATTACGTAGAAAATAATTTAATGGAGAGCCGTGCAAAAATCTTCGGAGATATAATAAAATGTTTCCGTTCCTAAAGACTTAAAAAAATCTAGGGGGGTTATTATGTCTATATGCAAAAAAAGAATTATAAGTTTATTCTTATTTTTTTCATTTACCTTTATAAGCACAGTAGGATTTTATTTTCAGAAACAACAAGAAGCCTACGCTGAACCAATAACGTTAAGTGTTACTGGTATGTATCTTTTGTGTGCTAGTTTGTTAGTTGCTAGTGGTGTAATAATAGAAAATTCTGATGATATTATTAGTGTTGCTTCACATGCTTACAATGAATTTAAGAATGAAACTTCTGAAATGAAAGCTAAAATAATTGAGTTTATACCCAAAAAAAGTCCTACTCCTTCTCCTGATGGTAGTGGGTGGTTCAAACCTACTGCTTTAGGATTAGGATGGTTAAGCAATATATTTAATAATTTAAAGTCTAATGATAAAGCATTAAAAAATAAAGATTATTCAAATAGACCATCAAAGCAAGTTTTATATTTAGGTTTTGAACCTGCTACTTACTTTTTTAGTCCTGGAACTAAAGTAACTCATGGAGGTAGATATACTTCACTTGCAGTTGATACTTTATATATCAATAATGGTGGTTATGTTGTTGATTCATCTGTAAATGGAATTGATCAATATGCTAAAGAACCTGATAAAAACTTTATTACAGTTGATGTACAAGGTATTAAGTATTATATTGTAAAACCACCTAACCAAGTTCTTAAAGATTATACTGGTTTAGATATTGCTAAATCTTCTACTGTAGCAGTTCCAACTTCTCCTTCTTTACCACCTCTTACAAAAGAGGAACTACATCAAGAACTTCAAAGTTTCGTTAATAGTGATTTTGATTCTATAAAAGATAAATATGCTAATCCTGAAGCAGTTCCCGATACTGACCCTGGTACTAATCCCGATCCTGGAACTGACCCTGGAACTGACCCTGGTCCTGGTCCTGGAACTGATCCTGGAACTGACCCTGGCAAAGACCCTGGTACTGAACCTGATAAGGATGGAGTAGGGGACTTAAATACTGATATTCCTTCTGATGTAAAATTAGATTTTGGGCCTTTATATGTAAATCTTAAGGATAAATTTCCTTTTTGTGTACCTTTTGACCTTATTAATGTTATAGGTAGTTTTGTAGGTGATAAGACAGTACCACGGTGGGAAGTACATTTTGATGAAGGTTTAGTGGGAGAAGGAACTGTTGTTATAGATTTTTCTAAGTTTGACTTAATAGTATCTATTTTGCGTTATTTTGTTTTACTTGGTTTTATTGTAACTTTAATTGTTAAAACAAGAGATTTGATAAAAGGTTAGGTGATTATATGATAAATTTTTTAGTAAGTTTTTTAAATCTGATTATTAAGGCTCTTGGTTCAGTATTATCTTTTATATTTAAAATATTACCTACTAGTCCTTTTAGTCTTATATCAAATTCTCCTATTGCTCCATATATAGGTACTTTAAATTATTTTTTTCCTATTTCTGAAATGATTGTTATTGGTGAAGGTTGGCTTTTATGTGTAGGTTCTTTTTATATTTATCAAATTGTATTACGTTGGGTTAAAGCTATTGAGTAGGAGGTTTTATAATGATTTATTTATATGATGGTACGCCAGGAAGTGGAAAGAGTTTACATGCTCTTAAAGATATATCCTTCAAGTTAAGACATGGTGGTAATGTAATATCTAATTTTCCGGTTAAACTTGAAAAAATAAAAGGGATTAAAGGAGATTTTGTATATAAAGATAATAAAGATTTAACTGTAGATTTTCTTATAAATTACGCTTATAGAAATCATGTAAAAGGTAAAGAGTCACAGACTTTAATCGTTATAGATGAAGCCCAGGCTTTATTTAATCCTAGAGAATATACTAGGGCAGATAGAAAAGACTATAATAAGTTTTTTAGTCTTCATAGGCATTTAGGATATAATGTAATACTTATTACTCAAAATGATAGGCTTTTAGATAGGCAAATAAGATGCTTAATTGAATATCAAATTAAGCATAGAAAAATAAATAATTTTAAGATGATAGGTAGGTTAATGCCATTTAAAACTTTTGCTTGTATCACTTATTGGTATGGAGTTAGAGAAAAGATAAGCACAGAGTTCTTTGTATATACTAAAAAGTTAGGTTCTTTATACGATAGTTATGCTTTATTTGATGTAGGTAAGCCCGAAGTACTTCCCGTAGCGGAGGCGGGTTCGGGGGATGAGGGGGACCCGGTTCCGACCCGCAACGGAAAGCACTTCGATTTAAGACATATAAGAAAGTATATTTATCTTATAAAAACTATTTTTTTTAACTGTAAAAAGATTTTTTCAACTAAAAATTAGGGGTTGTTTCTTATATTTATACTATAGAAATAACTGACGCACCCTAAAATATATTCAAACCCTTGATATAACTTAATTACATTGACTTTGTGAATGGGGAAAATTTCTAAAATAAATTTGTATGAAAAAATTATTATAAAAAAAGATTGCAATTAATTTTGTAATGTGGTATTTCTCGATACTTATACAAAGAAGTGTTAATTTTTAATTTCCGACTTAAAAAAAAGAAAAAATATTCCAATTTTGTATATACAAATTGTATATACAATGTTATCATATATTTATAAATTTATTTTAATGGAGGTTTTAAAAATGGCAAAGACAGAAACTATTATTATTAGAGTTTCATCTGAGGAAAAACAAAAGGCATTATTTCTTACTAAATTTTTAAATAAAAAAAATATATCTACTCTTTTTAGAGATTATATTTTAGATTTAAATAATTTCATTGATGAAATTAAATTAACTTCTGATACTCCAGAAGGTATTTCTTTAGATGACTTAATTGAAAATTATGAAAGTCAACTTGAACTTGTTAAAATATCAAAAAAAAATCCTTATCATGTTTTTGATTTAAGACGAAAAATTAATTTACTTAATGAAATTAAGAAAGATTATTCA